GTTACATCTTATGTAAGTCAGTTCGTTGGACAAGAAATTATTGGTTCAACCAGTGGCGTCAATGCGTTAGTGCTTTACGCCACTGAGTCTACCGAAACAGATCCTCCAACACTGTATGTTAAGTACATGAACTCTGGTACTGATACAACTACCAAAGTTTTTTCTGATAATGAACAAATCATTTCTCAAGATGATACAAACCAGCGTTATGCATTCACCTACACTCAGGATGCAACTGGTCTAGGTTCATCGGCTTCTATTCAAAAGGGTATCTATTTTGTAAATGGATTCTTTACTCAGGTAGATGCTCAGACTGTTATTCTTGACAAGTATACAAATAGCCCATCATACCGTATCGGTCTTGATGTTTCTGAGGATGTAGTAACTCCTGAAGAAGATAACAATCTATTTGACAATGCGCAGGGTTCAACGAACTATGCTGCTCCTGGTGCCCACCGCTACAAGATCACTCTCACTCTCGAGAAACGTGCCACTGAAGATGATGGCGACGTGGACTTTATTGAATTGCTACGTATTAAAGCTGGTGAAACTCAGTATCAGGTTAAGAATGCTGCTTATGCAGACATTATGGATACCATGGCTCGTCGTACTTATGATGAGTCTGGTAACTACAGTGTAAGACCTTTTGGTATCGATGTTCGTGAACACCGTAATAATGATCGTGGCACATGGGATGCAGCTGTTTCATATAAAATTGGAGACATCGTTGCCAATGGTCTTGGTCAATACTACGTTGCAAGAACTTCTGGTATTTCCACAACTAACAAACCAGTTCATACACTGGGTGTTGCTTATGATGGTACTTCTCTTTACTGGGAATATACTACAACACCACCATACAATCGTGGTGTTTACTCTGTTGAAGATGGTGGCGATGAAGCATATCTTGCCATGGGTATCGAAAAAGGCAAAGCATACGTACAGGGTTACGAGATCGAAAAACTCGCAACCACTTACGTTAAAGTTCCAAAGTCTAGAACATATAAACAAATTCTGGATGGTAAGATCTCTACTCCAGTTGGAAACTTCGTAGAGGTAACAAACCTCTATGGTCCTCCAAACCTTCCAACATTCCCAGTTGTTTATCTGCGTGATGCCAAAACAGTGACACGTGGTGCTGCAGCTGGCAATCAGGTTGGTACTGCTCGTATTCGTGGTATCGAATTGGAATCTGGTGCCAATGGATCAGTTACTGCATACTACAAAGTAATGCTGTATGATATCGACATGAACACAGGTATTAGTGATATCATTATTAATAGTGGTGGAACTGGTGCTAGTTCTCCAACAATCACAATTGCAGATCCATTTATTGATGGTATCAGCGGTAATGTTGTAGCATCATGGACTAGCGGAATGTCTTCCGCTGTCGGTAGATATATTTCTTATACCAACTCTGGTGTAAAGAACTTCTATAAAGTTACTGCATATAGCGGTGTACTAAGTTCAAGCGCACCTACTCATACGTATAGCACTACGACTTATGGTGGAGCAACTCTGCAATATGTTGGCACAACTGCCACTGCTACAGCTGTAGTTTCTAGTGGTGCTGTAGTTGCTGTTCAGATTACACGTCCAGGTAATGGATATGTATCGCCTCCAACCTTTACGTTCTCCAATGGCTCTGCTTCAGTATCATGCTCTGTTGGTAAGTTGGACTTTTCTCGTTTAGTGAAACAACTACACTATCCAAGCGATGCAGCTGGTAATGCTTTCTCTGCTGATGCTTACCCAGTATACAATGCTGGTGTTGGTCAGATCACCTGTAGCGGTGCTGGCTCTAGCGCATTGGTTTCAGGTAACGGAACATATTTCCTAAGACAAACTAAAGTCGGTGATATAATCCGTGCAACAACTACGGCTGGCGCAATTTCTGAATTCAAAGTTGGCTTTATTGTTGACAATGTAACCTTATATGCATCAACCAACGTAACGAATGGTTTCTCTGGCAGTGCATTCACAGTTCTAAATAATCCGCTGTTTGAACCAACAAACTTGGCTCTGTTGTATAGACTTCCATACGATACAATTCGTCGTATTCGTTCAGTGGACGATGCAACAATTGGAACTACTACACGTGTTCGCCAGTATTTCGCTGAGCAGACAGTTAACTCATCGTATCAGTTAAACTACTCTACTGATACTGTTGACCAAACTTTCCTTACGCCAGATAGTCCATCCTCTACGGATCGTAACTATCTGTTGGTCAAAACATCTGGTGGTAACCTAAGCACTTATCCAGCTGGAACAGTTATTGCTCCAACTTCGATCGTGTTTAGCGATACGACACAACGTAACATTACTATTACAGTTCCAAGCGGATTGTATGATGTTACTGGTTCACGTGTTCGTTTGATTGCAACAGTTAACAAGTCACAATCTTCGGCTGGCGAGAAAGCGAAGACACTAAACTTTGGTGAGATTCTAAATGTAACTGCTCAGGCAAACGTACAGGCTACAACGATTAGTCTTGGCAAGGCAGATGTATTTAAGATCGAAAAGATTCTTCAATCAACTGTTGCCTTTGGATCCCCATACGACCCTGCAGCTGTAATTGACATCACAGACAACTATACTTTGGATAATGGTCAACGTGATACTCATTACGATATTGCATCCATTACAAGAAAACCTGGAGTTTCTGCTCCGCAGGGTCCAATTCGTGTTTACTTCGAATACTTCACGCATACAGGCACTGGTGACTACTTCTCTGTAGACTCATATTCTGGTATCAATTATAAGGATATTCCTTATTATAAGGGAACTTCTTTAGCAAATTATATCGATTTTAGAGCACGTATTAATGATGATGGTAAATCCTTTAGTTCTGCTCCGAATCTTCCAAAGCGTTCAGAAGACTTAATCGCTGACTATACTTACTATCTCGCACGTCGTGGATCTTTGGTTCTGAATGGCGATGGTACTTTGGTTAGCAAAGAAGGTGTTGCAGCTGATAGTCCAGATTATCCAGAAGCACCAGGAACTGGTATGGTATTGTACAATGTTACATACATGCCTTTCACTTATAATACCACCAACAAGCAGGTTATCATTACCTCCATCGATAATCGTCGATACACTATGCGCGATATTGGTAAGTTGGAAACTCGTATCGAAAAGCTGGAAGAGTTTACTAAACTCTCTATGTTGGAACGTGCCACTGCATCTACACAGATTATTGACACAACAACACTGAGCGATCGACTAAAAGCTGGTTTCATTGTTGATACCTTTGATGGTCACTCTGTTGGTGGAACCACAGAGATTGACTATCGTGTTTCTGTGGATACAATTAATCGTGAAGCACGTCCGTTGTATAACATCGAGAACATTAACCTAATCGAGAAAAACTCGAATGATAACCAACGTAGCACTAATGGTTACATTGTTAATGGTGATGTGTTTACATTACCATTCACTCACAAGGTAATGATTAGTCAGTTGAAGGCATCTAGAACTGAGAACATTAATCCATTTGCCATCTTTACTTTCATCGGCAATCTAACACTTAACCCAGCCTCTGATGAGTGGGTTGATATTGAAAACATAGATGTAACTGTATTTGATGACAAAGAGAAACAATCTTTGGAATCTATTGCCAATGCAAGTTGGAATCCAGTAACTGGTAAACAGGGTATTTTGGGTAACTACTATGGCGCATGGCAAGAAGTTGTAACTGGTCGTACAAGAACTACATCTAGTAATTCTAGAACAGTTTCTGACTTTACTCGTCCACATGCTTCTGCTGGTGGTCCAAACTCTGGTTGGTTTAGACAGGTTCATGATGAAATTGATGCCAAAGAAATTGGATATCAAAGAACTCAGTATACCACTGAAGTTAAATTGATCGGTAGCGGAACACCTATCCTCACTGAAGATAAGGTAACAAGTTCTACAATTATCCCATACATTCGTTCACGTCCACTGCTATTCGTTGGAAAGGGTATCAAACCTAGTACAACAGTAAATGCATTCTTTGATGGCACTTCTGTAAATGATTATGTTACTCCTGCCAAACAATTGGTTATTACCAACCGCACTGGTACATTTGATGACAAGTCCAATGTCGGTGCAAATAATGCCGAAGCTGCACGTTTAAGTACTATCAATGGCAATACCGCACTTGCTTATAATAAGGGCGATATTGTTTATGTTGCGACACGTTCAAGCACTTCTTATACTGTTGACAACTCTCCAGCCACTGGTGTTGTTGCTCTAGTTGAAGATAATGCGACAACTATTCGCATAGTTAATGTATCTGGTACATTTACTGCTGGCGATATTATTGTTGGTTCTGTTTCTAGTGCACGTGCAACAGTTGTTTCTATTGCAAGCCCAACATCTCTGGTAACAAATCAGAATGGTGAAGTTGCTGGTGTCTTCAATATTCCAAATACTAGCAAACTACGTTTCCGTTGTGGAACACGTATCTTTAGATTATCAGATACTGCAACAGATCTAAATTCAACAACTCGTGCTGAGGCATCATATCTCGCATCTGGCGTTAAAGAAGTTCATAATAGATCGTTTAGTTCTATCCGTCACTATGAGATCGCAACACGTGAACTACCAAGACAAACCGATGGTGCTCCACCGAATACATGGGTAAACGATCCAGCTTCGGCTCGTACTGTTGGTGATACTAATTGGTATGATCCGCTGGCACAAACCTTCTTGGTTCAAAATCCAGGTGGTATGATGTTGAGCAAAGTTAATATTTACTTCCAAAGTAAAGATGCCAACATGCCTGTGCGCATGGAAATTCGTGAGACAGTGAATGGTTATCCAGGAAAAATTATCCTACCATTCTCTCAGATTTCGTTGAACCCATCACAGGTTAACATCTCCGATGATTCCTCTGTGGCAACTACTTTTACATTCCCAGTACCGATCCCACTCCGTGACAAGGGTGAATATGCATTGGTTCTACTGTCCGATTCCAATAACTATAAAGTTTGGATTGCTCAGATGGGTGAGAAAGATGTTCTTACAAGTCGTCCGATTTCTGAACAACCTTACATGGGTGTCATGTTCAAGTCACAGAATGGCTCGACATGGACTGCGGAACAATATCAGGATCTGAAGTTTGAATTGTATCGTGCTCAGTTTGATACCAATACTGTGGCTACTATTGACTTCGTAAATGATACACTCCCAACAGATACGTTGAAGAGCAATCCATTCGAGACAACTACTGGTTCTGGCGTAATTTATGTTACTCACTACAACCATGGTATGCCGAGCGGATCCAAAGTTAGATTCAGTAATGTAACTGGAACTTATCATGGTATCTCAGCAGCACTTTTGACCTCTGCAAATACTGTTACACGTATTGATAATAGTAAATATTCTATTACTGTTTCTGGAACAGCCAATGCAACTGGTTTAACTGGTGGTGATGGTATAGGAGTTACACGAAATGTTCAGTTTAATCTGTTACACCCACAGGTCGAAGAATTTATCCTACCAGATACCAACATTCAATATCAGGTTCAGGCATGTACAGGTAAGTCTCTGGACGGAACTGAAGTGCCATACGTTCTTGAGGATGTGTGGGTAGATGTTACACCTAATCAGTCTAACTACTTCACCAATCCAAGACTATTGGCTTCTTCACTCAATGAGTTGACCTTACTTAATGGTAGTAAGTCTTTCACTCTGCGTGCTAAGTTATACACAACGAATGATGCGGTAACTCCAATGTTGGATATTCATCGTACCTCAGCACTGGTTGTTGAGAATATGATTAATAATCAGGATAGTGCCAATATCACTTATGTTGATGAAATTCAGCCAAGGATTGGTTCTTCTTTATCTAAATATATTACCAAGAAGGTTAAACTTACCACTCCTGGTACTGGTATGTATGTGGCATTTGACGTTAATTGCCCACCAGAAGCCAGTGTTAATGTATACTATAAGACAGCTAAATCTGCTGATGCGATCTTGTTTGAGTTGCAATCATGGAAACTTTCTGTTCCTGATAAAGACGTAATCCCTAAAACCAATGATGCTACTTCATTCCAAGAAACTACCTTTACGGAAGATGAATTGGACGAGTTTGATACGATTCAGGTTAAGATTGTCTTTACCTCTACAAACTCATCGGCTATTCCAAGGATCCAAAACCTTAGAGTGATTGCGTTGGCATGATGAAAGTTATCAAAGTACAAGACGAGAATAATCTCGTTAGAGATGTTGAAACAGGGGCTATTCTTTTTAATAACTCTGTTCAACATCAAACGTATGTGGAACAACGCAAAAGGTTCATATCAAGAAATGCGCAAATAGAGCAGCAGGCAGAAGAAATAAATAACATGAAGAATGATATTTCTGAGATCAAGGGTATGCTAACTGCCCTACTGAATAGGAACCAATAATGGCGGTCACTAACGTATCCCAATCGAACACCTTTGATCAGTGGAGGGTTAAGACCAACACAATCGCCAGCGATCTCGGTGATGCTGCCACCCTAAATACTACTGCAACCACAGCTGTTGGCGGTGTGAATGAACTAAATACTAATGTTGGTTTGCCAGCCAATTTAACGACTACGGCAAAAAACAACGTAGTATCAGCTGTAAATGAAATGGACAGCCGTGTTGGATTAGCATCTAATCTTAATACGACCCTAAAAACTAACGTGGTGACTGGTGTAAACGAAGTCAACACAAAAGTAGGAACACTAAATAATCTGACGACCACTGATAAAACAAATTTGGTTTCGGCAGTTAATGAAACAAAGAATTTCTCTCTCGCAATCGCAATTGCTCTAGGATAAAAATATGGCGAACACCTTTAAAAATGCACTGGCAAGAAACATAGGAACCTCTGCGGTATCCGTATACACAGCGCCAGCTTCTAAAAACTCCATCTGTATCGAACTTGACGTATGTAACACTACAGCGTCTGGTGTTACATGCGATGTTTATATTACAAAATTCTCCGATTCTCTCAACTACTACCTAGTTAAGTCTACCCCTGTTCCAGTGGGTGGTTCGCTACAGGTTGTTGCTGGTCAGAAAATTGTTCTGTCCAACGGAGACATTTTAAAGGTAGTTTCCAGCGTAGCGTCAAGTCTTGACGTGGTGGGCGCAATTCTAGAGGACGTCTAATATGGCAATCGTTGGCGTAAAAATCGGTAGAGGCACAGGTAATGTTGGCCAGAATACTGCTGTAGGCACACAGGCACTAGCCACCGCAACCTCTGATGGAAATACGGCTCTTGGTTGGCAAGCATTGTCTACTGGTAATACAGCTGGTAGCACGGCTATCGGTCGTCGTAGTATGTACGCAACAACTGGTAACTATAACACTGGGGTTGGAACCAACTCTTTATTCACTAATACCAGTGGTGCACAAAATGTTGGAATTGGACACAGTGCATTATTTTCGAGCACAACATCATCCAACAATACTGCCGTCGGTTATTTTGCAGGATATTCAAATACAACTGGTACTGATTTAGTTGCTGTTGGTTATAATGCTCTTCAGTCTAACACCACTGCGTTACAAAATACGGCAGTCGGCTCTCAGGCAGCAACTACAAACACAACTGGCTCTGGTGTAACTGCTCTTGGTTACAGAGCACTTTATTTAAATACAACTGGTGTTGAAAACGTAGCGATCGGTGGAAGTTATGCCAGCTATTCGGCACTATACTTCAATACAACTGGTTCGTATAATACTGCCGTTGGTGCTGGTGCTTTATACACCAATACAACTGGTAGCAATAACATAGCTATTGGTTATACTTCTTTATCTACCTATGTTGGAGATAACAGTATTGCTATCGGTTTCAATGCGTTAAACTTGGCCACTGGTGCTGAAAACCATGCGTTTGGTCATCGTGCAATGCAAGCAACTACAACTGGTTCAGAAAACACTGCAGTTGGTAGAAACGCTCTTGTTGCCAACACGACTGGCTCTTTTAATGTGGCAGTTGGTAAACAATCTCTTTCCGCTAATACCACAGCATCTAACAACACTGCTGTAGGTTATCAGGCGGGGCTTAGCAATACAACAGGAACAGCAATCAATGCTTTTGGATATCAAACTCTTTACGCTAATACAACTGGTATTGGTAATAGTGCTTTTGGTGGCTATCACGCTGGAAATTACGATGCCGCTTTAAAGGCAAATACCACAGGCAATTACAACAATGCTTTTGGTTCAGGTGCTTTATCTGCCAATACAACTGGCAGTAATAATACTTCAGTTGGTTACGCTTCTCTTGCATCTAACACCACAGCGTCTAACAATACTGCCGTAGGCTATCAGGCTGGGTATAGTAATACGACTGGCACTTTATTAACTGCTGTTGGAAAAGAAGCGGCATACTCCAATACAACGGGCAATTATGTTACTGCTATAGGATATGGCGCAGCTTATGCCAATACAACTGGTGAAAGCACGACAGCAGTTGGTTTAAATGCGCTTCGCAATAACACAACTGGTAATGCCAATACAGGTGTTGCACATGATGCTTTAGTCTTTACTACGACTGGCTCATATAACGTGGCGGTTGGTAAAGAAGCCCTCTACTCCAACACCACAGCATCTAACAACACTGCTGTAGGTTATCAGGCAGGTAAAGCAAATACAGGCAGTGCCAATACTTTCATTGGAAAAGCGGCTGGATTTTCTACTACATCAGGAATAAATAACACCATTATTGGTTATCAAACTGGATATGCTTTAACTACGGGAAGTTACAACACATTTGTTGGTGTTGATAATAATACCAACGGTGCGGCTGGTTCAAACATAACAACAGGTTCTAAAAACACCATTCTTGGTGGATACAACGGCAACCAAAATGGCTTAGACATTCGCTCATCAACCAATAACACTGTTATATCTAATGCTGATGGAAGAATATCTTTTTATGCAGATGGAGCAACCAACACTGCTTTCTTTAATGGTGCCACCTCTACTTATAACAGCACTGGTACAAGTATTCAAAGTTTTTATGGAAATACAACATCAAGTACACTGGGCGCTTGGGCAACCATATGGACTGTACCTCAAAATACAATAGGTCTTTTGAATCTTGGCATTAATTATGGCGGCTATGGAGGCGGATATTTGTTTTATATTGTATATGGTGGTAATACAAGTGTCGCGTCGTTTACAACACTTGCAAGTGCTGTTGGAGACCAGTCGGGATATAGCTTTGCTTTTAGATTAAGCGGTAATAATTTTCAAATTCAAAACAATACCAATACCGCAACATTTACACCTCGTTTAACTTTTATTCAGTTGTACTAATATGACCACATACACATACACAATTAAAAATTTGCCTGCATACACATCAATTGATGGACAATCAAATGTTGTTTTTGAAGTCAATTGGCAGTGTTTTGCATATACACCTGACTCTCTTGTTGGGAATGTTCATACACCAAGTTACTCTGCAATTTACAACGGAACCACTGTTGTAACTTATGTTGCTGGGCAACCATTTACCCCTTACAACCAATTGACGCAAGAGCAGGTTTGGGGATGGGTAAACCCAACAATAGATAGAGCGGCAATTGAGGCTGATTTGCAAACGCAAATTGATGCCCAAATTAACCCACCCGTTGTAACCCCACCCCTACCTTGGAGCAATTAAAATGACCGAACAAGTACAAGCACCAACAGCAGAAGAAATCGCAAAGCACTACAGTGCTGCCATGGACTCTGTAAATCTTATCAATGGCACCAAACCAGAATTCACAAGTGATGAAGACTGGGCAGATACTCTAGAGCGCAATGCTGCTCACTTAGAGATCATGGTAGCAAAAGATTACTGGACCACAGAAAATCTAACACCATTTACTGCTGCGATCGCTACAGCAAGAGCATAAATAATAGAGAACATTAAAGAGACTATCAATGGCATACATCGGCTATAATCCAAGTCAACTAGCAGTTGCACCATTCGCAGTGAAGAGTTTCACAGGCGATGGCAGTACAACAACTTTCACTTTGGATCAATCAGTTCCAGGTGCGAACGAAGCGAACGTAGAAGTTGTCGTTGAAAACGTACAACAAAACCCGATTGACGCTTATACAATTGGTGGTGCTCTTAATAACTCTCTAATCTTTTCCGAAGCACCAGTTAGTGGTGCTGCGATCTATGTTATTCACAAAGGTGAGTCAACATACAATCTACAACCATCCACTGGCTCGGTAACTGCAGCCACATTGGATCCAGTACTACGTAACTTCACTGTGAATAACTTCACTGGTGATGGCAGTACTACTTCCTTTACGCTAACTGATACTCCATACTCTGCCAATTCTATCTTGGTAACTGTAGATGGTATTGTTCAAACAGCTAGTACAAACTACACTGTTTCTGGAACTACACTAAGTTTTGGTTCATCGGCTCCAGATAGCGGTGCTGTTATTACTGTTGTTCACATGGGCTTTAGTTCTGGTAACAAGACAGTTATCGATGGTGGTATTACTCCAGTTAAGTTAAGCACTGGTGGACCATGGTGGACCAGTGATGGTAACGTGGGTATTGGTAATACTGCGCCAGCAACTAAATTAGATATTGGTTCATTGGTAGATACAGCGACTGCTGCAACTTATGGTGGAACTCTAAGAATTAGTTCAGCAACGCAAACAACTGTTAATGCTGTTGGTGGAATTGAATTGCCTGTGGCTGGTGATGGTTATGGTTATAAAATTCAACAAATTTCCAATGCTGGCGCTAATTTAGCATTTGCAAATAGATATGGAAATGCAAGCTGGACTGAGAGAATGCGTATTGATACTGCTGGCAAATTGATGTTAGCAACTAGCACGTCATTGGCTGGTTGGTCAACTGGTTGGTATGGTATACAATTTCCAAATGCAAATATATCTGGTGCAGCAAATCAAATTGATATTGCTCAAAACATGTACCTGAATAGTAGTACTGGTAGTTGGACTACCATGGCTACTGGTCCAAGCGCATTTGCTCAAATAGATAATGGTGCATTCTATTGGCAAACTGCAGCAAGTGCCAGTGCTGGCACTCTTGTTACACCAAACGTAGTAATGAGTGTGTCCAATACTGGTCTACTTACTCTACCATACGGACAGATCAAATTCCCAGCTGCTCAAAACGCATCCTCAGATGCCAATACGCTGGATGATTATGAAGAAGGTACGTTTAGTCCATCAATAACTTTTGGTGGTAACTCAGTTGGAGTAACGTACAATGGAAGAGCAGGAATATATACAAAAATTGGTAGAAATGTTTATTACAGCTTTGGTATGGGTTTATCGAGTAAAGGAAGTTCAACAGGTTCCGTAGCTATTGCTGGTTTCCCGTATGCATCGGGTACTGGAAAATCATATAGAGAAGAAGGAACAAGATGTGGACAATATGCTGGAGTTAGTAGTGATATGACTTTGTGGGTTCAAAATGGCACAACTTCTTTTATTATAATAGGACCATCTACTGGCGCAGGATTAACAGATACTAGTTTTACTAACAGTTCATCAGTATTCTTTTGCGGGTATTACGTAACAGATTAAATATCTTCAGTGGATTCTGAAGACGGACATTAATCAAAGGAGAAAACAATGTCACTAAGTAAAGAAGTCGTTATCGACAAAATCGAAGTCGTGGAAAACGGAATCATTCAGGTTCGTCAGGTTACACGCATTATGGAAGACGGACAACAGTTGTCCTCGTCTTACCATCGTTGGAGTTTAACTCCTGGTCAAGACGTTACTGACCAACCAGCGAATGTACAAGCAATCGCTGCAGCAGCATGGACTACAGAAGTTGTTGCTGCATATGAAGCAGCACAAGCAGCTGCCCTTGCTGAAAGAAACGCACAGTAATTTTATCTAAGAGAATAGAAGATGCCAATTTCAAAAATTAAGACCAGTTCCATTACAGCAGATGCTGCGAGTATCAATTTAAACATTGATGCCAACACGCTGTACTTGGACGCAGCTAATAACAGAGTTGGTATCGGTACTACTAGTCCTGGAGCAACACTGCAAGTGCAGGGTGCAACTACTTTGGCTAGTGGCAATTTTACAGTAGATACAGCTGGTAGTTTGTCCACACAAGGAAATACTTTATGTACCAGCGTACCAAATGGTGGAGTTGGTATTAACTCTACTCCTTCTGGTGGCATAGGTTTGTATCTCACGAATAAAGCAGGCAATACTAGCTGGAACTCTCTTTATGTGGCAGGAATTGCAAGCCAGACATCTATTGTTAATGTTGCAAATAGTTCAGGTAGTTCTCTTTTTAATATTTTAGGTTCTGGTAACGTAGGTATTGGTTCAACCAGCCCAGAAGCCAAATTGCATGTTCTTGATAGCACTAATGGTGGTACGATACAATTAGGTTCAACTACTGTTGACAATGGAACATCCCGTGTTAATTTGTATGGCTCTGACAATTATATTGGTTTCCGCCATAGAAACGTCAATAGTGGAAATGATCTTGCTTATGTTCGTGGAATTCCTGGTAATCTCGGCACTGATAGTTCTGGTGTTTTGATTTTTGGTACCAGCCCTGCTGCTGGTACAGTAGCAGAACGCATGCGTATTACTCCAACTGGACAATTAGGATTAGGTACCAGTAGTGTTGGAACAAATTTCCGTCAAGAAATTGCAGGTTTAACTGGTTCAAATGATCTTCCAGCAACTAGTGGAACAACGCAAGCAGCAAGTGGAATACTGCGACTGGGTGGTAATGGGTTTACTGCGGTATTAGATATCGGTAGTGCTGGTGCTGTTGCAGCTTGGATACAAGCAACCGACAGAGGAAATCTCGCAACAAAATATCCTTTACTTATTAACCCAAATGGCGGTGGCGTAGGTGTGGGCACTACTAGTCCCACAGCACCACTTCATGTTGCAAGAACAGCACAAATAACTGATATTGACTCATCAGACCAAGTTTTAGTTTTAGAAAACACCTCAACGGATACTTCTGGAAATCTTACTGGTATAAGGTTTAGGCAATCTAACGGCACAAACGCAGGACAAACTTTTATTGGAATGGCAAGTACTGGAGCCAGTGCAACTAGAGGTAGTTTAATATTTGCTCCACCCAATACATCTGGTAATGCTACAGAACGCATGCGCATAGATTCCAGCGGCAATGTGTTAGTTGGTGGCACATCACAAAACACCGCAAACAATCCTGTTTACTCAAAAACAACCGCTAAAGTATTTGTTGGTTGGGCTGGTTCTAATGGAGCAGTTTTAGGCACTCCGTTTAATGTTTCTAGCGTTACCAGAAACTCTGCTGGCTCATACACTGTAAATTTCACAAACGCACTAGCAAGCGTTAACTACACTGTCACAACGGGATTCCAACGTATTGCAACTAGTGATTTTGTGCAGTTTGTTCAGACTCAATCAACCACATCAACAGCAAGATTTGAATCTTTTTCTGGCGGTTCTTCTTCTGATTTCACTTACATTTACATGACGGCATTCCTATGAAAAAACTGATTATCTATAAAAATCCTGAAGGCAGTAATGTTTGCTTGTGCAATCCAACAGGAGCAATTCCTATTGAGCAGGTACTTGCCAAAGATTGCCCAGCAGGTGCAATTATCGTTGATGAATCTACTTTGCCAGAGGCAGACTATGAATTTTTTGACGCATGGGAACTCAACGGCACAACAGTGTCCGTCAGTCTAGTTAAAGCAAAAGAGATCACAAAAACTCGTTTACGTCAAGAGCGCAAACCTTTGCTTGAGGCTCAAGACGTTGCGTTTCAACGTGCACTAGAAACTGGTGCACCAACTGCTGATATCGTTGCAGAAAAACAGCGTTTACGTGATGTCACTAATTTGGCAGATCAGGCAACAACTATTGAAGAATTAAAAACTATCTCTGTAAGCGGAGAATAAATAACATTATGATTACATACTCATGGGAAATTAACAAGATTGACAAAGTCACCGTAGACGGCATGACCGATGTTGTCGATACAGTGCATTGGTATGCCGAAGCAACCGATGGCGTACATGTGACTCATGAAGTCGGTGAGTTAAAATTGCAAGCACCAGATCCAGATCGTTTCATTGAATTTGGAAACTTAACAAAGTTGGACATTATTGGTTGGCTACAATCAAAACTGGATACGGCTTACATACATAACAGCCTAACTAATAAACTTCAAGAAATTCAGGAATAAAAAATGGGTAACTATATTGGCAGAGGTGTAGACATTGGAATGTTTGAAAAGCAGGTACTAACTGCTGATTCAAGCACAACCACCTTTACACTTACATACGCAGTTGGCTCTGCCAATAGTTTATTAGTAGTTTACGGTGGCGTTATTCAAGAGCCAGCCGTTGCTTATAGCGTTTCGGGTGGTGGTCAGTCGATTGTATTCTCTGAAGCACCAGCAACTGGCACTACAACTTATATCATCTATCTTGGCAAACAGTTAACCACTCCACGTGCAGCTGGTCAAGAAACAACCAAACAAACATTCTCAGGTGACGGCACTACTACGCTGTTCACTCTAACAGATCCACCTGTAGTTCCTGCAGGTATCATGGTATTCGTAGACGGTATCCTACAGCGTGAAGGTAGTGGTAATAACTACGTATCTTCGGGATCTACAATCAACTTTACCAGTGCTCCAGATGCCAGTGCTGAGATCGACGTTTACACGTTGGTCAAAGAAAAGGTTAGTATTGATACAGTTGCTGATGGTTCGATTACTCGTGCTAAACTTGCTTCAAGTTTCCCTTACTGGGATGCATCTGAACAATTTGGTATCGGTCAGGCTACACCTTCTTATAAGTTGGATGTTTATGCTAGTGCTGAAGTTACTGCACGTTTTGCAAGAAGCGGTGGTTCCAATGCATTATTCATAATTCAAGACCCAACAACTACCAACGCACCATATATTTCTAGCTATGGTAATGCCATGGCATTCGGTCGTTATGGTGGTGGTGAGAATGCACGTTTTGATACTAGTGGCAATTTTGGTATTGGTACAACTAGTCCTACTCAAAAGTTAGAAGTTGCTGGCAACATCTACGTTAATACCTCTGGCAACCCTTATCTACAGTTAAAAACAAGTGGCGCAGGTAACAACCCATACATCCGTATGCAGGCTGATACCAACTACTGGGATATTCAAAGCACCTTCTCGAATGCCAATGATGA